CTTTTGGGCCTATATAATGGGCCAAACCCAAAAACCGGAAAACCCGTTTGCTACAATGTCCTTGTCAGTAGGGATTGCCCTGCTGATGCCCAGACCACCGGGCTGCTATTTGAAATCGTGAGGAATGAAACATCATGGTAACCATGAGCAAAGGTTATTGGGTCGCCAACGTCCGTTCACCGTCCCCGCTCTACGGGCAAAACGGCAGACGAGTAAAGAAGCAAGCGATCACAAAGCAAGATCAGCAAGCGACTTTTGAGGTTCTTGAAAAGCTGGGCCTCTGTGGCAAGTCTACCAAGTATCGCTATCTCAGCGACAGGCGCTTTAAGACGGAGGCCGAAGCAAGGGCTTTCTATCTCCAGCACACATCTAGCATTGGCCTGCTGGACAAGATGCTAACCATCCACGAACAGTTCGACCTGATCTTCTGACACTCACCCCCGCTGGGAAACTGGCGGGGGTTTCTTTTCGTACATTTGGTAGCCGAATTATGTTGGGCCACTATCGTTTACAGAGAGTCCCATATTTAGTATATACTTTCCCTAAGCGCACAGCGCCTACCTTCCCACGATGAGGAAGGTTATAATTAACCCCGGCCCTATCTTCGCCACGATGAGCGATGATGGCCTCCTGAAGAGGAGTCCCGTCATGGCGAATGTGAACGCGCCTTTCGGTTTTCTAGAATACTACGGTGGCGCTGGTGGCGCTCCGACTTTCTCCCAGACTGCTCGCCGCACTGCCTATAACGCTGCCGCCATTTATTTTGGCGACCCCGTTCAGCAGAATGCTGCGACTGGTTATATCGTGCAGGGCAACCCCTCTAGCGCACAGGCTTTGGCTGGCGTTTTTGTTGGTTGTCAGTACCTGTCCACCTCGCAGAAGCGCACCGTGTGGTCGCGTTACTGGCCGGGTACGGATTCGACCACCGATGTCATCGTCTACGTTATTGACGATCCGAATGCTCGCTTTGTTGTCATGGGCAACAGCACGACGTTCAACATCAGCGGCAGTCCGTCTGTGTATGGCACCTCGCCTGTCGGCCAGTACGCTCAGTATGCTATCGGTTCTGGCAATACCAGCACCGGTCAGTCTGGTGCGTATCTGAACGCCCTCGGTACTACGGCTACCTATCCGTTTATCGTGGTCGATCTTATTACGTTCCCGCCGGGAGCGAATGGCGCGGACCCAGAGTCTGCTTACAATCATGTCGTTGTTGGGTTCAACAACCAGATCATGCGCACCAATGGCGCTGGTCCGACCGGCATCAGCTAAAGGAGTTTGACCAATGGCTGTTAATCTTAGTGCGATTAAAGACCTTTTGCTCCCCGGCCTACGCGGCGTAGAAGGCAAGTACGAGATGATCCCGTCTCAGTACGATAAAATCTTCACCAAGCATAACTCGAACATGGCCCTCGAACGTACTGCCGAAATGCAGTACCTCGGTCTGGCTCAGTTGAAGACCGAAGGTGGTCAGACTGCGTTCGATAATAACGCTGGTGAGCGTTTTATCTACAATCAGGAACATACGGAAATCGGCCTCGGCTACGCGATCACTCGCAAGGCTGTTGACGACAACCTGTATAAGACCCAGTTCCACCCGTCCAACCTCGGCCTGATCGAATCCTTTCAGCAGACCAAGGAAATCTACGGCGCGAACCTCCTGAATACTGCTGAAACCTACAATGCTTCCATTGGCGGTGACGGGGTGGCTCTTTGCTCCCTCAACCATCCGATCACTGGCGGCACTGTGGCGAATACGCCAACAACTCAGGTTGATCTTAACGAAGCTACGCTGCTGAATGCCATGATCGCAATCCGCACGAACTTCAAGGATCAGGCTGGCCTGAAGGTCTTCGCCCGTGGTCGTAAGCTGGTTGTTCCTCCCCAGTTGGAGCCGGTTGCTATCCGTCTGTGCAAGACGGAACTGCGTCCGGGTAGTGCGGACAATGATGTCAACGCGATTCTCATGACCGCAGGCGGTCTGCCGGAATCGTATATGGTCAACGACTTCCTGACCTCGCCCTATGCGTGGTTCTTGCTGACCAACATTGACGGTCTGTCGTATATGGAACGTGTAAAGTTTGAAACCGACATGCAGGTCGATTTTGTTACCGACAACCTGCTTGTGAAGGGTTACGAGCGTTATTCGTTCGGCTACTACAACTTCCGGTCAATCTTCGGTTCGTTCCCAACCTCGTAATCGGTAAGCCTCCCCTTAACCGGGGAGGCTCCATTTTTCAGGAGAGACCCCATGAAAGGTCGCAAAGGTAAGGCCAACGGCGGAGAGATGGACTCTCCCAAGTCTGGCACTAAAGAGTATGAGCAGGATCTGAAGCGCAAGAATCTGCGCTACACCTACCAGAGCAATGTCAACGACGAAGCTGAAGAGCGTAAGTCGGGTGGCCGTGCGAAGAAGGCCCACGCCGGTCGTAAGGCCCGCAAGGCTGGTGGTCGCGCTGGTTCAGATAAGTCGCCGCTGTCTTCGGCCCATGCGGGTACAGCCCCCAAGGGTCACAAGACTTTGGACATCGACTAATTCAAACTAAATTATCCCTCCACTGGGAAACTGGTGGGGGGGTTTTTCCGGGGTATCCCGGTGCATCTGACAGCCCCGGCTGACGACATGCAGACAGATGTGCCTAACTCGCATGTGAGGATATTTTAATGGCTAACACGCATTTTACGGGTCCGGTCCTGTCGGAAAATGGTTTTATTGTTGGCACGGATAGCCAGCCATATTTGACTGTAACCGGCACCAATACGGCGACCCCGTTCGCTGCCGTTCTCAGCACAATCAACCCAGTTTCTCCTTTTGGCAGCAGCACCAATACGGCTCCTTCGAGCGCCCAAGGCGTAAAGGGTCAGGTTTATGGTTCTAATTTGACTGCTACCGCCAATTATTACATTGGCGTGATGGGCCGTTACCTCGTCACAGGCAGCAATGCTTCGACGTACCCTAAAGTGGGCGTTTTAGGCGTTGTTGGTAACACGACGACGACTGCCAACGCGGCGGTTATGGCGTTCCTCGACGGCGACGGTGGCTTGACGACAGCTACTGCTGGTTTTGGCATCTCGATGACCAACAGCACTGGCGGCAGCGGCTTTAGCTTCGGCTTGGACTTGAACATGCTGGATACGGGCGCTCCGTCCGGCCTGCAACCTTACGGGATTGCTCAAATCCGTTTGGCTAAAGATGCTGCCAACGGCAATGTCGTGATTAAAGTTGTCACCTCAGTTGTTGACGGCACTGCTTCTGGCCTTGGCATTGGTTCGCTTGGCATCGACTCAACGGCTGGTAAGCTGTTCGTCGTGGACGCTTCAGGCAACTGGCAGATCGTCACTAGCTAATGATTACGCATCCCGACCCAGAGATTGAGTTTCTGGTTCATATGTTGGCCGGTCAGAGAGACGTTGCTATGGGACAAGCAGCTAAACTTTTCAAAGAGAACAAATCTTTGAAAGATCAAGTTGAAGAACTCAAAGCAAGGCTTCCTGCCGATCTGGAATAATTAGTGGGGTGTGGGGGCTTCGGCCCCCCACTTTCTTGAGGTAATTATGTCTGGTGCTTGGACGAGAAAAGAAGGCAAAAGCCCTTCTGGTGGCCTGAACGAAAAGGGCCGTCAATCTCTCCGTGCTGAAGGCCATAACATAAAACGTCCTGTGACGGCTGCTGAGGCAAATAAAAGCCCAGCAGCCTCACAGAGGCGGGACAACTTCAGGACTCGCATGTGCGGAATGAAGGAAAAGCTGACCTCCGCTAAGACCGCGCATGATCCTAATAGTCGTATTAACCTTGCCCTAAAACGCTGGGACGTTAAGTGCTGATATGGTTGACCGGAAAAAACCTCGTGAGAAGAACTTCTGGGATAAACCCGTTCCAGATAATGTTCGGCACAAAGATTTGAGCGTTAAGGGCGTTAAGACTGCTAAGGCAAAGGCCCGCGCTGCCGGGAGGCCATATCCCAATATGGTAGATAACATTACCGCTGCTCGCGCGGGGCTTACAAAAGGTAAAAGCAAATGACGCCCATTACAGTAACTCAGACTAATGCTGGCCGCGCTGTGATCGCGGTCGATAACTTCCTGAACCCGTTCAACATTGGCGTTGCCGCTGCTGAAGTGA